CGTTAGTCTTTTCAACCATCTTAACAGGAAAAACTTCACGATAAGCTTCAGCTGTATCTATGTCGTAATCTTCGCGAACAACAATGTCGCCAGTATTAGAAGCATTGTAAGCTTCACGCTTAGTCATACCAGCAGCAATCATATCGTCCATTAACTTGCTGTAAGCACCAGAATGCTTGGCATCCAGCTTTTTGTAAATTTCGTTACACTCGACACGACGAGCAGACTTTTTGATAAGGCGAGTAAGAGCTGCTTTTGCAGCTGACTCTGATTTGTATGAAGTGATGAACATTCCAACAGACTGTGCTTTAGCGCGAAGGATTTCACCAGTTGTTTTGTTGTATATAACGTATGACATATTTTTGCTCACTGTTTTATTGTTTAATACGTGTATTATACAGTCTTTTAGCGATATGGTCAAGCGATTTATCGAAATGCTTGACACTATAAAACTTTGTAAATCAATGACTTACAAATTCATTTGAATTCATTTTTATAGTATGTAGCTTTCGCCCGATGCTTCGTCGTATCCACAGTCAAAGCCGCGATCGTACTGGCTTTGGCCATAGTCGTCAAGTGTGCTGATTGCCCAGCTTGAAGTGTCGTAATCTCGCGGGATGTTGTGATATGCTGTAACATCTTCTAGAGTGCCAGTGCGGAAGATTGATCCTCCACAGTGCAAAACGTATGTGTCTGTTCCGTCCATTATGCTTCCCATCCTGCGCGGAGCGCGAGAACTTCAAATTTGTTTGGAGTAGGATCCGCGAAAAGGTGCTCGACGCGCTCTTTTTCGGCGTCGATTACTTCCATATGTGCGTCCCACTCAGCCTGCCATTCGGCTTGACCCTGCCATTCCTCTGCCAGAGCATCAGCTTCCACGCGGATTTGCTCGACGGTCATCTCGCTGAAATCCATCCAGCGCGGCTTAATGCCGTTGACGGACTTAAAGCAATCGATGTAATCCTCGACAGCCATATAGTGCTCGTACTGATCGATGGTATAAATGTCGTAGCTCAACCAATGAGCAGGATCAGCGCATACACTGAAGAAAGAATCAGCATTACGAGCGTTTTCCGCTTCGATGTGCGCTTGGAGGGCGAGCTGGTCTTTAGTGTATGCAAACATAATTTTTACCTGAATTAATTATTTAATACGTGTATTATACAGCCATATTGCCAGGAAGGCAAGGTACTGGTGGGGTTTTGTGCCTTGCTAAGTCATTGAAAAGCAAAGGTTTTGAAAAATAAATGAATTATTTTACCATTCTGCGCCGCGTAGCCAATTACAAACTCGCGAGAATGTTGATTTCTTTACTACGGGTTGAGGTGGTGTAACTTTAGCTTTGCCGGAAAGATACAGTTGATGGAACTCAACTCGTTTTGCTAATACTTTGCTGCGATATTTTTCTCGTTCACTGCTATCAACTGCACCGCGAAATCTGATTGTCTCGTATTCGGTGTAGGCTGCTTCCGCTTGTATGTATCCTTTTGGAACTCGCGTTAGCACTCCGCCGATCATTATTTCTCTGCCCATAATCATGATAGTGTTACATCCTCTAATCCTGCTGCTCGCAGTTTGGTTATATGACCGAGCATAAAGTTCTTAGCTTCAATGCCTTTCATAATACCCAAGTATTTATTACGGATGAGTGCAACCATATTTTTGAGTTCTTCGATGTCGGTTACGTCTTCTTCTGCAGACGCATACTTTTCAGCGTCGCGGCTGGTAAGCATTTTTGCATATCCTTCGAGGTAGTATTTGTATTGCTTGCGGAATTCTTTGTTGTATTGAATGTTCATAAATTCCAATATTGCTTCTATTTCTTGTAGCTGGTTGAAACGATATTCCAGTATGCCAGGCAATTGAGCAACTTGCTTTTCCAAGTTGCCCTTTATTGCACATTCGAACTTCGCCTCATCTAACTGCTTCTCATAGTAAGTTATACAGTCCGGCAAAGTTGACATATCTGCTACAACTTTATTATACCACATTAGTACTGCTCTTCGTCGTCTTCGTCTTCGTCTAAGTATTCTTGTGCGGCTTCTTCAAGGTAACGATCGGACCTAACCAGACTCTGGAATTCAGAATCTGGAAAGTCCAGATCAACAAGAAGCGGTATCAAATGATCGGCCGCTTCCTGCTTTTCTTTTTGTGGAATGTACTCCTTTAGCACGTTCCACATTTCTCTTACATGTTCAATGTCTGACATTTAAGTCTTCTCCTAATCTCTATAAGTAGTTATCAAGATTCAACTAATTCTTCAGCTTCTGCTTCGATATCTGGTGTTAAGTCAGAAATATTGTGACCTCCTGCCATGATATCTGCCATCACAATATCGAGTACTCCGTTGTGATTAGCTTCCCACTTCTTCTTGAACATTTTGTGCTCGGTGCCTGCAAGGTCATTGTAGATATAGCTGTTTCCAGACTTAGTTAACAATTCCTTCTTCTCAAACATATCGAACAGTCCGCTATAAGGATTCATACCTTCTTCGTATGGAATCTTTACTTGGACGCCTTCAAATGGTTTCGCATAGCGAGTTTTCATTACTTTGCAAGCGGCACGGATACCACGAACATCTGTAACTTTATTTCCGGCCGCGTCTTCTTTTAGTTTCAACTTACGCATCGCGATAACGATTGAACTTGCGTAAATAAAACCCTGGCCTCCACTGATCTTGTCGTCGGGGTCAAACATATCCTGTGACGCATATGTGTGATTGGTTGCTACCATTCCCACGTTATACGATCCAAACATATTTACAGTGTTACGAACTAACGCTGTCAATGCTTTAGGCTTGCGCCCTAAGTCACCTTTCATATCGCCAGCTTCAAATTGCTTGACGTCGGTTGGTGTTAACATCATACCCAAGCTGTCCAAAACAAACAGAACTTTTCCTCGATCTTCTTCTTCCATAGCTTTGTAACCAGACATAAATTCTGAAATGGTTTTAGCTACGTCGTCGATCATGCTCATATTAAGTTTTAACAACTTATCCTCGGATGTATCAACATCTAAGGCTTGCAGCCAAGCTTCATCTAGCGCATTTTCGGAGTCAATTAATACGACAAAGATGCCCTGCTCTTGTGCTGCTTTTACTACGTTCGCGGCTGCGAAATAAGATTTACCTGATCCAGATTCTCCAGCGAAGACAGTAACTTTGCCTAGCGGGATACCCTTGTTGAAATCAGCACTGATTAGGTAGTTCAGTGCGTAATTGCCTGTACTCACCCAATCCGTTGGATCGTTAAATCCTACAGATAATCCGGGTACAGATTTTGTGATTGATTTCCGGAATTTTACCGGGTCAAATGGTTTAGTCATTGTTGAAATCTCCTTAGTTGTTGTACACTATTTCCGACTGTACATTATTAGTGTACAGTCGGATTTTATGTACAAGATTAAGCTTTAGTGCGAGTGCGAATCTTTTCTAAGATTGCTTGCGCTTTAGCGTTGCCTGTGTCCGCGCCAGCTTCTTCTGTTGCTGGTGCTTCGTCTTCTGTCACAGATGGAGTTTCAACTGCTGGTGTTTCAACCTTAGTTTCTTCTGCCTTTGTGTCATCAGCTGCTGGCTTGTCGTCTGTTGCTGCTGGAGTCTTAGGAGAATCCAAACCGTAAGGCTTGTAAAATTCCTGCCACTTCTCTGCATCATACGGCTCGCCGTCTACGCTTGCTTCGAACATTTCTTTGATAACTTCAAGATGACGTGCGTCAGGCTTCGCAGGTAAGAATGAACGCAGGTCAAACAGACCGTGTTCTTCAATCGCATCCATCTCTTCTTGAGTCAATGCTGACTCTTTACGAGCATATTTGCTTGTTGCGTAGCTTGCGTACTGACCACCGGAAGTCTTGTTGACTGTAAAGTCTAATCCGTTTTCGTAATCGGTTGGCAATTCTTCCAACTCAGGGTCCATTAACGCTGCTTTCACAATGTCAAAGATCTGTGGTGTGAAGATGAAACGGCGAATTGGATTTTCAACATCGTCTTCGTCCAATGCGCTTTCACGTACAAAACCTTGCATAAGGTATGAACGCTTTTTCCAATACTTACGAGCGACGTCTTCCAGTGATGGGTCTTTGAACCACGGACGGATCTCTGCAAGTACTGGGCAAGAGCCGACTGGCTCCCACATTTCCATGCAAGGAACTTTTACTGTGCAAGGCTTGCTCATTGGATCGCCTTTGATTCCTGCGAATGTAAGATTAATTAATAATCTTTCAATCCAGAAAAATGTGTTTGACTCGTCTGAGTCGGGTAGGAATCGTAACTTTGAGGACTCGCCTTCTTTAATATTCCAGTGTGGGAATATGTCGTTGCTGCCTGAAAAGTTGTTTGATTTTTGGTCTTCTTGTTGCTGTAGTTTTGCTCTGATTTCTGCTAATGTAGCCATGATTTATAGTCTCCTGTGTTTTCCATGTTTACCTGATGAAACAACTTCCGCGTCATTTCAACTCGTAATAAGCAATTGCACTTATTACACTTTTATTTATCTAAATTTTAAGATAACTAAATTTTTTGTTTTCGATTAGGTAATGTGTTTTGGCTTTGTATTATTAATTATACTGTTTAGCCAGGAGGGGATATTTTGTTATCGAACTATACGGAAGTATTCGATTGCTTCTTGATTACGGATCACTTTTCGATTACCGGCTTCATCTTCGTCAAATGCTACATAGGCTCCATCAGTGTCGCCGTGTCCGCAACAAGCAAATGAGACTCCTTCAAGTCCATCTATACAAGGGTCGTGTCCACTAGGACCTGGAAGCTTGTGGCATTGTGGGCAAGGATGTTCGGCGTCCGGTTGGCTACTGCCGTCTGGAGCTTTAGGAACTAGCTGGTTATTGTCTTGCCATCGTACTTCAGATCCACCCTCTGAATATACTGGATGCCCAAATACGTTGCCTGTGATGCGAAATCTACTCATTGTATTATTGCGTACAGACCAGTTCTGACACCTGTGGTCTTTTTGGCTGGTTGTTGGAAGTGACTGTCAGCGTAGAATGTGGCACCCATTTTACGCCAGAAAGGAACTGCTTTTTGTTGGATGTCATATACTCGTAGCTCGTCAAATGTGTCTACTAATGCTTGTATTGCTACTCTACCAATTCCAGTGCGGCGCATCTTTGGTTTGATTTCGATATTAACTAATCCTTCTACGTTTTTAGTGCCATCGTATACAAATAATTCAACAAAACCGGACTCGCGTTCGTCCCAATCTTCGCTTTGTAATTGTCCTTCAGCACCGCGCAGATCATAGATCATAAATTTTAAACGTGTTACGTCTGATCTTGAATTTCCCGAGCGCATTCCACCAACTAATGCTACTTCTGAGTTTTGCATAGCAAACATACCCATTGCCATATCATGCGTAGATAATGCTTCTTCTCGTATGATATGCTGTATTTTCATTAGGTTCCAGAATCGTATAAGTAAGGCTCAAAGAAATCGTACTCGTCTGGATCGATTTGAAATGCATCTAAATCTTCTTCGTCCATTTCATATGCCGAATTGTAGCGACCGTTTGATGAGTTAGCACATATCTTCGCAGCTTTTCGAATAGTAGACTCGCTGTTGTTTGGTAGCTTGACGTAAAAATTCTCGTCGTATCTACCATCTTCAAAGTAAAAACTATAATTATGAGTGTCTGCTGTTAATTCTGTAATGTTCATATTATGTGTAGATTCCGTTTTCCTGATTGCATCATAATTTCTGGCATAGCGTCTTCTGCTTCTTCATATGTTGCAAAGTCACCGTAGGATTTGCCTGCTGGATCAAAAATGGTAAACTGCTTCATTTTTTCTCTGTTGGCATGGTACGTTGAACTAGCAGAGGCCAACTTGTCAAGCATTCTGGAACGCTTAACGTCTTTAGTTGGAAATGCCAAAACATCGCCTTCAGATATGAAGTCAGACACTTTCATTACTTAATAAGACCAGCGTCTCGTTTCAGTTGCTCAAGTTCATTAAGACCTTCATTCATATGTAAGCCAGTCTTCGCAGCTTGTTCAGCCATACGCTTTAACGCGCCTTTAGCTGCATTTACGTCTGCGTCTTTGCCTTTCTTTTCTAATGCTCCAACCATTCTCTTAGCATCATCATCTTCGTCTGTGCCGCCGATCTGTGAGCTCTTGTATACTTCTAAGTAATCACTGTATGTTGCTTTTGGTAGGACTACATCGCCTTCTTTCATTCGCTCGTGTGGAGCACGGCCGCGTCCTTCTTCTACGCCTTGCTCAAGATCTAAATCTTTTACAATTCTGCGCCAAATGCCGCCGAAATCGCTTGAACCAAAACCATGTCCTTCTGGCCAATCATCTGTGATCCAACTAACTGCATCTTCGATTGAATTGTAAACGTAATCCATACCGTGACGTCTAACTGCTTGAGGATATTCCTTCATAAGCTTGTGGATCATTTGATGCGTAATGCTGTCTGTTAATTCTTGGTCTTCATTTAATCCTTCGCCGCGTAGTGCATCGGCTAAGCCTGGACCACTACGAGGTTGGTATAACCCTGCATATGCGCGAATAATTGTACCGTAGGATTTGAAAATATTACGATCAACTTCGGTTCCTTGGCTTCTAGCAGCGTCTTCAATTTGTCTCTTCATCCAATCTAATATTGGACGACGAGCATCTTCTTCTGGACCAAAGTCATCTACTATTTCTGCTATATAATCAAACAACTCATCGTCGCCTAATAGGTCATATATTGCAGAAGTAACGTTATCACCGTTCACTCCAAATTCTAATGGCGATGCCATTAGTTCTTCAAGTTTTGCAACTTTCTCTGGAGTATCAGGAACTGCCCAAGTGCCTTCAGTTACTGATGTAGGTTCTGCTTTTACTGGGCGAACATTTTCACGGCGGTATTCTCTTGTTTCACCATCATCAAATCTAATAGCGTATACTACTTTAAATGGTACCATTTGTGAAAATGTATGCTCGCGAGATGCGCGATATATTTCACCAACTTGACCATTGTAATCCGAATCACCAAAAGCCGACTGTCCATGGACCTTAGCTCTACGACCCACTACTTTGGAGTTAAAAGGACCTGACTTAACTTCGTTTACGTTTCTTTCTTTATGATCGTTGTAGCCGCGGTCGAATTCTTCGTCGTCGCGATCGCTAAACTTGCGATCCATTTCAGCATCCTTGCGGCGCTCATATTCGTAGTCGCCAAAGTCTTCGTCGCCGTCCCATTTACCTTCTTTCACTGCTTTGTTCTTTTCGTGACAATCGCAATGTGGGCATTCAGGACCGCAATGGCATTGGCTAACTGGCTTGCCGCAACATTCTGTTGAACACATTTCTTCTGCTGCTTCTGTCATGTTACCGTATTCTTGGTCCATACGGTCAAACATCCATTGGTAAGGATCGCCTGTACGTGCTTTCGCTGTTCCGTATGGCATTTCACCGTTTTCTAAATAATGCTGGAACAACTTTTCAAATAAGTCATCGTCTAAATCTTCAATCTGATTGTTAACCCACATCTTTATTTGTTGCTTTTCTTCGTCGCTTAATATAGATGAGCAATCTTCGGCGATTGGATCTACTGGCATTTTAGTGGCTTCTTCCGTCCACTCTTCAAATTCTGTGATTGCACTCATTGTTTTCATTTTTGGTTTCTTTGGCTTTGCCTTTTTAAGACTGTATGCTTTATGAACAGTTGGCATAGCATTCTCCATTTTATCGCCAAATCGTTTCTTAGTAAAGCGGTCTTTCATAGAATTTGCTGTGTCATCTCCAAACTCGGATGCCTCTGTTACTTCAAAACTTTCTGCGTATGCTTTGTAACCGCGCTTGCCTTTTAACTTGCCTAAGGACTTGCGGGTTTCTGCGTAATATTCTCTTGCTGATTCAATCATTTCCATTGTAGTTTCGTCTTCGTAAATTGCGTTACGGTTACGTGCTACAAATGGACGTAGGTTAGCGATTTCATTTACCATTGTTGTAATAGATTCGCCTATGTCGTCGTATGGACGTCCACCCTGTCCAATATGTTGCGCCATTGCGCGTGTACCTGGTAATGATTCAAACGGCATTTTGAAGCGTTCGCCTTCAAATGTTTCTACAAACACAGATTCAATCTTACGTGAGCGAGCGCCACGTACATCGGCGTCAATGTTTTCTGTGTGGCGTACAATGATTTTAGCTGCACCTTGCTCTTGGTAGCTGCGTCTCTTGCTGCCATACATTTTGCTTTCTTTCATACTGTTTCTGTTCACTGTTGCTTGTACATCAGCAGTATCTAAGCTAGCTTTGCTTATATCGTGTGTGTCAAATCCATATAGGTTAGACATTGCTGTCTTGCGCATATCCTGTAGGAATGCGTACCATTCAGTTAGCTCGGACCCATCAAGTTCGGTAGAAATGTTTTTACTGTAGTAGATTTTCATAGTTCTGTCAATCAAACTGATAGTAATGTTACCGTGATCGTGGCCTTGGTTGTCTGTGTAATTAAAGTTGAAGAAAACTGCGTCTTGCGGATCTTGCGTTGAATTGCCTTCTTCATCACCTAAAGTGATCTGTCTGAATTTGCTGCGGAGCTTGTCGAAGACCTGCTCACCTATTTTATTCTGAATTTCCATATTACTATTTATGCTAAGTCATTATAAAGGGCAGTGGCATTATGTCAGCGTCTAGCTTATCTCGTAGTGTTGCGTCCAGTGTTGGATCGAATGATTGCAATGCTTGCGCCATACGTGTTGCTAAGATGGATGACATAACTAAATCGTCTGTTTCGCCTTCCTTAGCTTCAAATCCTGCGCCCTTGGATACAAAAACTTTTAGCTCTGATACAAGCGGACTACTGTTTATTGTCATACGCTTTGACTCTATTAAGCCTTTCATTTTTGCGCAGGCTGCTAATTTGTTTTTGTTTGTCGTGTTGAAACCTCTGCGGAATACGCGCGAGTTCCCTCGCTTGTGCGGTTCAGTTAAGAACATTCCACTTATGTTTTCCTCGCCTATCTCTGCAATACATACAAGAGCTGCCTCGCCTAATGTGTTATTTTCAACTGAGTAATAAACTTTAGTAGTATCTTCTAGTATCTCTACGAGATATGTTGTGATTCTACTAAGGATGTTAATTTGTTTCTGTATGGGAGTTTTGTTGTGCATCCATTCTCCAACTTGGATCATATCGGGCAGTTCAAATACTTGAATAGCGGCATTGTCGCCGCCTGTTCCTAGACTAGGATCCAGTGCTGCAATGTATGCGTGGCCTTTAGTTGGCTTTTTGAACCAGCGTATTTGGCCTTGCTTGTCTATCGGTGCGATGCCTTGCAATCTTGCCAATGTTAGCGCATCGATTAGTGTTTCATCAAACGATATGAATTCTATGTTGTGCTCGCGACGGAAACGTTCGTTACCAATTCGAGCTTCTTCATCTTTACCCCATTGTTCATCTCGATCAGGATGCTGCCACCAGTATGCTTTGAACGCTCTAAAGCCGTTAATACCTAAGTGTGTTGTGTTACCAAATTCGTCTATACATTTGTTTGCACCGTGCCATATTTGCGCAAATTGGTCTTCGTCGTTGTTTGGCGTTGATGTTATGATACACTTACCACCTGTTGACAATGTTGGTGAAATAGAAGTCCAGAATTCCTTCGCTATGTTTGGCGGTACGAACGCAAATTCGTCCACATATAGCAATGTAATAGCAAGTCCACGTCCAGTCGTGCCAGTTGTCGCCTGTGACATTATACGTGAGCCGTTGTCGAACTCTACGCTGGCTTTGTTATAACTGGTTGCACCTGCGCGTATGTGATCCGGACATAGTTCGTAACCATAACGTATTTTCTGCATGATTTCTAACGCACCAGCGAACTTGTGTGCTGCGATAAGGATAGTTGAATCGGGATTAAACATCGCATACCAAAGCAGATAGCCGGCCGCTGTAGCTGTTTTACCTAGCTGTCGTCCTAGTAGGTTAATACAAAAACGGTTTGTGTGGTATGTGTCTATTAGGTCTACTTGGTAGTCGTATGGGTCGTACAGTAGCTTACCGAGTGTGGCGTGTTGGATATGGAAGAAGTGTGTTAGGAAGTACATTGGCCCAGTAATTGGGTCGGCGCATTTCACGAACTCAGCAAGTTGTTCCGGTGTGTATTTTTCCTTTGTGTGTGCCTTCTTAATCAGCACTCCTTCTAATGTTTTTGCCATAATATTATTTAGTCAATAAAAAACCACTTTTGATAAATGTGGTAGCGAATCACACTTACCGGGCAGTGGTCAGCCTGCTTGCCGTAACCATAAGGTCCTAAGGCAATAATTATTTCTTCTCCGGATCATTAGACATTGTATTGTCTTGTTGATCTCCGTCGCGGGTTGGTAGCTTCATTAACGATAAGTTAAGTATCT